TGGCTTCGCTCGTCGTTACGACGGCGGTGGTAGGTGCGACAGTCTGGGTGGCTCTCATCGTCAATCCTCACCGTCTTCTGTTTTGTCTTCTGTTTTGTCTTCTGTTTTGTCTTCTGTTTTGTCTTCTGTTGGTCTGACTTTTTGGCGTTTCTCGCCAGGATTCCGTGTGGCAACCTCGGTTAACCCGAATTCTTCATACACGTCCCTGAACAGGGTTTCCCGGCCGACCACCCGAGGATCATCAGACCGGTATAGGTGGCCTTGGGTCACCTGTCCCCGTTGGGGGCAAGAGAACGAGGTGAGAGCTCTCACCACACGCACAGGATTACTCATCAGATCCTCCAATCAGGCGAGATAGAACGCGGTCACTGACGCGGTCATCGCGTTGGTGTCGGAGTGGGTGAGCGTGGCCCGCCACTTGTAGTTGAGGCTCGTGGTTTCGATCGAATTGGCCCGGTCAGTTGGTGCCGACGGATGCAAAATCAGCACCGTCGAACCGACAGCGTCGATAGTGGGAGATGCCAGACGAGTGGTCCACTCGCCGTCGTCCTCCTTGTCGTCAATGTTAACCACGAACCCGGTCGAGGCGGCATCGTCGACAGTGACGTCGATGATGATGGCCAGGCCTCGATACTGGTTTGGGATGCCGTCGTAGGTGTCCGACACGATCTCTTCGGCAGTGTCTCTCGCTGCTGACGCGAACAGTGTGATCGGACTGGTAGGGATGGTAGGTCTCATGCTTCTCCTCTCGGGGGGAGGGGAAAGCTTTCAGGCTTTCCCCTCCCACTGTGGTTAAGCCGCGGTTTCTCCTCCCACTGGGGTTAGGCCGTGGTTGCGACCGTGAGGACACGGAAAGCGTTGTCGTCGATCGAGTCGGCACCCCAACGCCAATGCGCATACCAGCCGCGTTCCCCGGACGGGAAGTTGTTCGCGGTTGCGAACAGGTGCGGAATGAATTCGATGCTCATTCCGATCCGGTCCACAACCACATACTTTTTGAAGTCTCCGAATAGGAGAATGTGGTTGTTGCCGTCGGTCTCGGCCGCGTTGATGTCCGAGTAGGCGTCCATGTCGGACGACTCATACAACGACTTACCGAGCAGGACAGCCGGACTGTCACCCGCCAGATCTGTCAGGAATCCGTGGTAGTTGTCCGACGTGCCGAACTGTCGCATCGCGTTGATTGTCGACAGTTCCGCGATCCACGAGGCACGCGGCCGATACCTGGCAGGTAGTGCAGCCTGCAACTTGTAGATGTCCGCGACACCGAACGTTTCGGCCACTGTCGGAACCACCTCGGACGAGCCGCCGTCGAGAGCGGTGATAATGCCGGTCGCTGCCGTTCCGCCAGCACCGTTAACCATTTCGGTGCCCTCGAACCGGTCCTTGGCGTCGGCGAGCACCTCGCCGAGGTCGGCTTCGATCGACTGGTAGTCCTGAGTGATCTCAATCGACCCACGAATGAACGCGTGGGATTTGAACACGGAAATGGACGGGCCAGCGAACGTTAACGTCGACTCGGTTGCTTCCGTGGATTCAGCGACCCATGACGCGGTAGCTCCGGCCGTGGTCAACCCATGCCAGCTGTCCGTGGTGGTCTGCTCGGTGCGGGCGATTTTACGGATCGGGTTCACCGTCCCATCGTTCGTTAGGACGAGCGTCGGGTCCAAAGTGAACGGGATCGCGAAACCGCCGGTCGTGTCTGTCAAACCCATCGCCGTACGGAACTCGTCGAGGACTGCGACAGCCTGCCGTTCCTCCGGCGACCACAGATCGGTCCGTCCCGCCATCGCCTTCGCGAACGCCCGCCGATAGTGCTTGTTGCCGGTTCTCAAGACGAGGTTCGGGATGACCCCGCGGGCGTCGTCAACCGTGTCCAACCGGTGCACAACAGCGGCACGCTGGGCGTCCGTCATAGGTGATTCGACTTGTTCGACCGCGGTTTTCGCCCGGGATCGGAGCTCGTCCGTCGGAGTGTTCCACCGCAGCGTGTTCAAGTCGAACGGGTCCCGCTTGACGTTCGCGTAAGCCACACCTTCGACGAGGTGTTTTTCGTCGGTGGCGAGCTTTTCGATCCGGTCGATCCGTTTGATTTGAGCGACTACCCGGTCGCGTTCCTTGGCGAGTTCGGCTTTGCGGGCCTCGATCTCCTCGTAGGCCTCGTCGTCGCGTTCCTCGTCCGTGAGATCAAGCTGGGCGCGTTGCTCTTCGATGAGCTGTTCCGCTTCCTCAGCGATCACCTGCAGTCGGGCTTCAAGTTTGTTTTTGTCCATGATTCAACTCCTAAACTTTTGCCATTCGAGTGACTCTTCAGCGAGTCTCCTTCTCCGGTCGTCGGGGTGCGGCTCTGGGAGGGCGGCGCCCGTCTTGTGGTCTTCCCGCCTGGCGGGGGGGAGAGCCAAAAATCTGGCCGCATAGGCGGCTTGGGACTGGTGGCGGGTGATTCCCGCCGCGGTGAGTGACTGGTCCATCCGCGTTAGTGTCTGCCGGTCAATCCCGAACGTGCGGAACGACGCTGCCTCCGACGTGGTCTGCGGGAAAGCTGGGAACGTGACCGGGCCCACCTCGTACAGGTCAGCGGCCAGAATCGTACGGAGTGGCACTTCCAGGTCGTTGTCTTCGGATGGTTCTTCCCACTGGTCTTTCACGACTCGGAACCACACTGACGACCCGGACAGGTCGCGGCGGGCGACACGGGCATGAACGCCCATCGCTGCCGGATCGTCCTCATTAATTTGGGCGGCGTACAAGAGTCCGGCGTCTGACTCGTCCAACGCGAGAGTCCCCGCCGACGTCCGCCCCAACAGGTTGTCGACGTTGTGGTTGAACGTGCAAATCACATCCACGTCAGGTTTCGAAATGGTGGCTGTCCACGCGCCCGGAGCCACGATCTCATCCCACTCCTCATCCCACCCTTGGATTCGGGTCGACGCGTCGTATGGGGAGCCGATCCCTGCAATCACAGGTGTGTCGTCGCCTCCCATCACATCCTGCGCGTACCCTCTTACTTCTAGGCCCCCCGGCCCCATTTCGGCGGCGAATCGTTGACGAATATCACTCATCAGATACCTCATTCGGATCGGTCAGCTGAACGGAAACTTTGCCGGTGTGTACAAGTAGCGACGGGTTCTCTTCAACGACTGCTGCGACGACACTTTCGGGCGTGAAGCCCTCTCGCACCAGGTTCGCGATCGTGGCCGATTTGGCGCCCATGATTTCCGCCGCGTCTTTTTGGTCCTCCCGAAGAAAAGCGACACCGTCCAGGTCTACCCACAGTTCGGCGCCTGCCGGTGGCGGTACGATCGTCTCATACGAACCACACAGGTCCCTCCACAGTGGGCGGAAGACTGTGTCCGCAACGGATCGCCGGGCCGCCCCATAGTTCCCCGCGTTCAACGACGACCCCTGAAGGCCCTCTGACAAGCCCAACAGTGTCGCGTGGATACCGGAGGCCACAGCTATCCTGTTTTCGCCCTTCCCTGTGGTCGCCGCAAAATCGATCTGCCGGAAGTCCGCCCCAACAGTTTTCGCGTCCGCGCCACCGCCCAAATACATGGTCTTGTAGGCGTTCGCGGCGCCCTCATGCTCGGCGGTGAACATCTCCTTAAACCGGGCGGCGTTGTCGGGTGAGATCGACGCATCGAACTTGACGATCATGTTCGGGGTTGCCCCGTTCTGAAAAAACTTGTTCTTGTGGGTTGTGGTCGCCTTATCCGCCTCCACATCCCGTATAACCGGAGTCAGCCACGACATGCCCCGATAGTTCGCGAGCGGGTCAGGAATCGGAGCAAAATGTGCGACGTCGTCAGCGAGATAGGTAATCGGTTTCGCTGCCGAACCTGTACCGCCCGGCTGGTACACATAGCCGATCACTTCAGCGCTTGGATCCTGGTTTGGGTCCAAATCTGTGTCCGAGTCGGACCCGACAACAATCGTGACCCAGTCCGGACGGAGCCGTTTGATCCGGTCGCCCAACCGGACGGCGTAATGGTTGCCGGCCAGGTCCGCGTCCAGGATCGCCCTCGCTAGCAGGTCGCCGGTCGTACCTCCCGGATACGGGTGACGTAGTATTTCGAGTGTCGCCGTGGAAAACAGGTCGCCAGGTTTTCCCGACCGCAACTGTCGCCACATGAACCGGGCATCAGAAAACACCGACATTCGCAGTCGCTCAATGCCGAACACGATCGGATTGTCCCCATAGGCAGCGGTCGCATAAGACGCATACGACGCCCCAATAGTTTCGCGGTCACCGTAGATCGTCTGCTGCAACTGCAACAGCGGATACGAGTGGCCTTGAAAGCCGAACATGTCGAGGCTGATCGGATACCCAGACCTGGCCTCTTCTTTTTCGATGACCTTTCTCCGGAACAGCATGAGTCTCCTAAACAAAGAACGGGACGAGTTCGGCGTCCAACCTGGCGTCATACGCGAGGGACGCGGCAATAAGAATGTCGGCGCCGGGGGCGTCACGGTTCCAAGACCACAGGTCGGCGTGACTGCGACGGGCCGCTGAAGCTACCGCCCGGTCGAACCGTTCGTCCGCTCGCACCTGCAAGGTTTGGTCGGCGATGCCGTCATAAAACCTCGAGCAGGCCTTCCGAAATCGGAGCGACTCCACCCAGATCACTGTTATACCCGCCCGCTCCAGATCGTCACCGACCGGAGCAAGAGGGCCGGACCTGTCCACCACCACCCTCGGATCCTTCAACACTTTGAACGCATCCACGATCCAGCCGGTCCCCGGACGTTGAGCCACGAGCCGAATGTCGCCTTCCCGGTTGGCTTTAGCTACGGCTGCCGACGACCTGTCCGCCAGCCCATCCACCGCGTACACTGCCGCCAGAAAATCTTCGCCCGGTTGTGATACGAGACTCCACCAGTCGGCGGGAATGATCCGCTCCGCCGTGTCGGTCCACTGGTTCCCAGCGGTCCGTCGGAACTCGCCCTCTTTCATCGATTGGGCGTCGTCACGTAACACAGCCTCCGTGATCGTTATCCCATAGGCGGGAATGTATTTCGCCCACACCGCTGGCGAGTAAATGTCTTCGTCCTCGGGGATCGCCCACTCGAAATAGGCGATCCCGGTCTGTTTCCCCGCCTTGGCCGCGGCCCTCCCAAGCTCGACCTTCCGACGCAAGAACGTGGATGCTTGAGTGCCAGCTGTCGACATGTTCCATATTTGGGCCATCGGCCGGGTACGCATCGCCGGGCGGAGCGCACCCTCACGGGAGTCGTCGACATCCGCAAACGTTTCGTCGAGGACCGCTAAATCCAATGTTTTGCCGTGACCGGGAGACTGGCCCACATTCAGGACTTTGAGCCTCGACCCGTTCCACCACCACATTCCCGTGTTGTCCGCCGCCCGATAAAATTGGCGTATCTTCCCCGATGGTTTACCGTCCCGCCATAGTGGACTGGCCTCCAAGAGCGGGATCTGGTCTTCAATGAACTTTTGTCGGCCGTCCGTGCCCGTTTGTGCGGTGTAAGCCACCCGACGGTTCGGCCGGAACAAGGTTTCTCCTTCCACAGCGAGGACCAGGCTCGTCTTCCCGCACTGACGCATCACCGTGACAATCACTTCACGGTAGGCCGGAATCATCAGCGACTCTGGCACAGGCACACCCTGAAATCTCAACACCTCAATCGTCTGCTCGTCCGCAGGGACCAGCTCCTTCCCCACATCAGCGACGAGCCGCTGCCAGTCCATCAAAGGATGCCCCAGCTTCGACGCCACCCAATCGACCCTTCCCCCGTCAGTCACCCTCTCCGGGTTCCGCAACGTCTCGAAAATCGGATCGACCAGCGGCCTCGATTTCGGCGTCCAAATCCTCGGGATCTTCTGTGACACGACCAGCCACCACCTCTCGCAACGACTTCAACGCCTGCCGATACTCGCGCCACAAATTCGGGTCATCCGACGACTCATCAACCGCCAACGCCAACCCCCGACACAACTGCACCTCAGCCGCCACATCATCCCCATACCCCACCGCCAACATCTGCAACTCCAACGCATCAGCCTGATTACCCATAACAAAATCCAATCTGAGAGAGAAAAGAG